ATAGCAAAACATAAAAAAGGAAGATTAATTGTTAACATGCCTCCTAGGCATACAAAATCTGAATTTGCATCAATATACTTTCCTGCATGGATGATAGGTAAACATCCTAAAATGAAACTTATGCAGGTCTCACACAATGCGGAATTATCTGCAAGGTTTGGTGCAAAGGTAAGAAACTTAATTGATAGTCCCGAATATAAACAAATATTTGGTGATGTTAAACTACGAGAAGATAGTAAGGCAAAAGGACGTTGGGAGACCAATCATGGTGGGGAATACTTTGCAGCGGGTGTTGGCGGTTCTATCACAGGACGAGGGGCGGACTTACTTATTATCGATGATCCACATACTGAACAAGATTCATTATCAGATAGTGCGATGGAAAGAACTTACGATTGGTATCTATCAGGACCAAGACAGCGTCTCCAACCTGGAGGCTCAATAGTTTTAGTTATGACGAGATGGGCTCAAGATGATTTAACAGGAAGATTAATTAGAGCAGAGAGTGAACCTAAAGCAGACAAATGGGAAAAAATTTCTTTTCCAGCTTTGTTAGGTGAGGATGAAAACATTCAACCTGTGTGGCCTGAATATTGGTCACTCGATGAATTGGAAAAGGTTAAAGCGTCTATATCCATTAGAAATTGGTCTGCACAATACATGCAGAATCCAACATCAGAAGAAGGAGCAATTCTTAAAAGAGAATGGTGGCAGCCGTGGACCAAGGAGATTCCAACTTTAAAACATGTCATTCAATCTTACGATACAGCATTTAGTAAAAAGGAGACAGCTGATTACAGTGCAATCACCACATGGGGAATATTCACGCCTCACGAGTCTGGGCCTGATGCTATTATGTTAATAGATGCCGTTAAGGGAAAATATGATTTTCCTGAATTAAAAATGGTAGCTCTCGATCAATATAAATACTGGCAGCCAGAGTCCGTGATTATAGAAGCAAAAGCAAGTGGACAAAGTTTATTACAAGAATTTCGCAGAATGGGAATACCGGTAATGGATTACACACCAGGAAGAGGACAGGATAAACATTCAAGAGTAAATGCCTGTGCTCCAATCTTCGAATCTGGACAGGTTTATTATCCAAGAGATGAACATTGGGCAGAAGAAGTTATCGAAGAATGTGCAGCGTTTCCACATGGAGAACATGACGATTATGTGGACAGCACTACCCAAGCTATGTTAAGATATCGACAAGGTTCTTTCGTAACAACTTATTCTGACGAGGATGAGATTCAAAATTACAAAGAGCGTAAATACGTATATTATTAGGAGAATAGACATGTCAAGAAAATCAAGAAGAAGAAATCAAGCTCTTGCTATCCTCGGTGCTGCAGCTTTAGCTGGAAGTATGAGAGGACCTACTACTATGGGTGGTATGGAAAGAAGAGATGTTCAAAAAACAATAAAAAATAGAAGACCAAAACAAGCTATAGATACAGGTAGTAAAACTATGGTTGGTAGCAAAGTTAAAACACAAGTAGATAGAGCTGCTAATCCAAGAGAAAGAAAAGATGCAATCGATAAGGCTGCTTCTACAAATGAAAAAATAAAAGCAAAAGTCATTAAGAGAAGAGATGAGGGTAATCTATCACCTACTATGCCAAAAAGAAAAAATCAAATTTCGAGTGATTTTGGATTAGATATAATGGGTGGTGCAAAAGCAGGAAAAATGGTAAAAGCTCGTGGTGGTGGAATGGCTATGAGAATGAAACCAACTAAAATGTATTAATGGCTGAAATCGAAAAAGCAATTGTTGAGGAGACTCAAACTCCTGAAGCAGAGGCAGTTGATGTTGAATTAGAAACAGATACTGATACTGTAGGTGATGCTATTGGAGAGATAGCGAGTGAGGCAGAAGCATTCTATGCTAACATAGCAGAGGATATGTCTGAAGAGGTTTTACAAAGAATCTCTAATAGATTGCTTGACGATTACAAAAAAGATAGAGTCTCAAGAAAAGATTGGGAAACATCTTATACAAATAATCTGGATTTATTAGGTTTAAATCAGAGAGAGATGACAAGACCATTTAGAGGTTCTGCATCTGTCACTCATCCATTATTGTCTGAAGCAGTTACACAGTTTCAGGCTCAAGCTTACAAAGAATTATTACCATCTCAAGGACCTGTAAGAACAAGGGTTCTTGGGATGGAGGATAATGAAAAAATAAATCAAGCACAACGAGTGCAAGATTTTATGAACTACATGATCACAGAAGAAATGGAAGAATATACTCCAGAGTTTGATCAACTTTTATTTTATTTAGCTCTAGCAGGATCTGCGTTTAAAAAAGTTTATTACGATGAAGTAATGCAAAGAGCCGTATCTAAGTTTATACCGGCAGAAGATCTGGTGGTTCCATATTATGCTACAGATCTAATGGACTGTGAGAGAATTACCCATGTAATTAAGATGGGTGAGAACGAAATATTAAAAAAACAAGCAGGAGGTTTCTATCGAGATGTAGAATTAAAACCAAAATCTACGGGGCCATCTGATATTGAAAAAAAATATCAAGAACTAGAAGGTATAACTCCCACTGGAGATAAACAATATTCTTTTTCAATTTTAGAAATGCATGTCGACTGTGATTTAGAAGAGTTTGAAAATACAAATTCATCAAAAAAAGTTAAGGTGCCATATATAATTACCTTAGATGAAGGTTCAGGACAGGTTCTATCTATCTATAGAAACTATGATTTAAACGATAGCACCAATAAGCGTAAAGAATATTTTGTTCATTTTAAATTTTTACCAGGATTAGGTTTTTATGGCTTCGGATTAACCCACATGATAGGTGGATTAAGTAGAACTGCAACACAATCTTTAAGACAATTACTAGATGCAGGAACATTATCTAATTTACCTGCAGGATTTAAGTCACGAGGTATAAGAATTCGTGATGATGATCAACCATTTCAACCTGGAGAGTTTAGAGATGTTGATGCACCAGGTGGAAATATCAAAGATCAGTTTCAAATTTTACCATTTAAAGAGCCATCGGCTACACTTTATCAGTTGATGGGCTTTGTTGTTGATGCAGGACAGAAATTTGCAGCTATAACTAACATGGATACAGGTAATGATTTACAAAATCGTGCTGTTGGCACGACTGTTTCGTTAATGGAACGAGGTTCGAGGGTCATGAGTGCTATACACAAGCGATGTTATTACTCTATGAGAAGAGAATTTAGACTTTTATCGAAAGTTTTTGCAACATATTTACCTCCAATCTATCCATATACAGTTTATGGAGCAGATCGAGCTGTAAAACAGACAGATTTTGATGATAGAGTTGATGTAATACCTGTTGCAGATCCAAATATTAACAGTATGGCTCAAAGAGTGACAATGGCAAACGAAAATCTGAAAATTGCTATGTCAAATCCATTAATGCACAACTTAAGAGAGGCTTATCGAAGGGTATATGAAGCTTTGGGCACTCAAGATATAGATCAAATACTTAAACCTGAAGAAAGACCTGTTCCAAAAGACCCTGCAACAGAAAATATGGAAGTTTTAATGATGAAACCATTAAGAGCTTTCCCAGATCAGGATCATGATGCACATATCAATGCCCATAGGGCCTTTATGTCGACTAGAATGGTACAAATAAATCCACAGGTATATACAGCTTTACAAGCACATATTTCAGAACACGTTTCCCTTAAAGCACAAGGAGAAGTTGGAGCTTTAATAACAAATGATCCTATGATGCAAGAAAAATTAATAGCTGATCCACAAGGTGCTGCTACAGAGATCAATGCTATGATAGCGAGAAGAGTTTCAGAATTAACTATGGAGTTAGCACAATCAGAGGCTCTAGGTCAAAAACAAGATCCATTGGTTATGTTAAAACAAAGAGAATTAGATATTAAAGCTATGGATTTACAAAGAAAGACAAATCAAGATATGATGTCCAATGAGATAAAAATGGATGAGATAGATGAGAAGTTAGATCTTGAGAAGATGAAATTAGAGGACAAACAAGATCAGGCAGAAGAAAGAATAAGAATAGCAGATGAAAAACTAGATATAGCAAGAGGTAAAAAGAAATGATGAAAAATTTTTTTAAATTTTTAAAATTAAAATTATTTTATTTTTTTACAAATTTAGATTACAGAGTTAGAAGATTAGAGAGACTTCAATATTGGAGAGATAAATATGGCAAAAGATCCAGTAAAAGGGACAGGTAAAAAACCTAAAGGTTCAGGTAGGAGGTTGTACACGGATGAGAATCCTAAAGATACTGTTAGTATTAAGTTTGCGACTCCTGCTGATGCTAGTGCGACTGTTGCAAAAGTTAAAAAAATATCTAAACCGTTTGCAAGAAAAATCCAAATTTTAACTGTTGGAGAGCAAAGAGCAAAAGTTATGGGTAAAAAACAAGTAGCCTCAATTTTTAAAAAGGGTAAAGAATCTATTAGAGCAGGGAGAAAAGCGTAATGCCACTAAATAAAAAAGGTAAAAAAATTATGAAATCTATGAGAGAGCAGTATGGATCTTCAGAGGGTAAAAAAGTTTTTTATGCATCAGTAAACAAAGGTACAATAAAAGGTGTTAAAAAATTAAGAGTAGGCGGTGTTGGAGGTCGAGCAAAAGAAGGATCTGTAGAAAGAAGAACTGGTTTAGAATCACAAAGGCAATCTAATATTCGAAGAGAAAATTTTAATAAGATGAGAAAAAAAATGATTCAACAAATTTCTCCAAGTACAAAACCAATAAATAGAGCTATTGGAATTGCGGCTGGAACCGTTATACCTGGTGGTAATCTTATATATAAATCTATCGTTGATGCAAATTCAATTTTTGCACCAAAAAGAAGTATTTTTGCACCAAAGAAAAAAACTAAACAAGTTGAAAGAAAAGTTTTTGCACCAAAGAAAAAAACTAATCAAATTCTAAGAAATCCAGATGATAGAGGGAATTTTGGTGGGGCTCAACCAGAAATTTTACCAATACATCTTAATAAAAAAATAGATGAAGATTTAATAAAACCTAAAGAAAATTTTTTTGATTTCGTAGCATATAATGTTGGTGGTTTGTCAGGTGGAGTTAAAAGTGGCCCTCCTCCAAGAAGAGGCCCTAATTCACAAATACCACCTATTAAAATGAAAAAAGGAGGAAAACTATAATGTGGTTACAAGCTATAAAACTTGCAGCACAAGCAGGTTCAAAAATATACGCTAACAGGCAGAGAGCAAAAATGGCAATGTCAGAGGCACAACTTTTACATGCCGAAAGACAAGCTCGAGGTGAGGAACAATATCAGGGTAAATTATTAGAGGCTCGACAGTCAGACTGGAAGGACGAGGCAGTTTTAATAATTCTCAGTTTGCCCGTAGCTATTTTAGCTTGGGCAGTCGTGTCAGATGATCCGACTGCGATGGACAAGGTAAAATTATTTTTTGAGATGTTCTCGCAGCTCCCGTCATGGTTTACAAATTTATGGATTCTTGTCGTAGCGAGTATCTATGGAATCAAGGGCACACAAATCTTCCGTAACGGTGGAGGTAAGAAATGATCTGGAAATGGATTAAAAAAATTTTTCAACCAAAAAGACAAAAACCTAAGTATGATTTTTCTAAAATGACGAAGGGAGATCTTAAAAAACTTAAGGAAAAAGGAAAAATAAAAGATATTTACAATCCTAACAATTAATATATAGATTCATAATGAGTCTTAAAAAGGTATTAATACAAGCATTAGAGGATAGATATAATGCAAAAATATCTGAAGCAGATGCTACAATTAAAATATACTTGACTAATTCAGTAGGAATTGGTGAACATCCACAACATTTAGATGAGATAGATAAACTTTTAGGAGTTATTGCAGATGCTGAAGATAAATTACAAGCATTACAACCATTTAAATTATAATGACAATTAGAGGGGATAGTTCTGAATATGAATTATTAAAAAAATGGTGCGAGACATTACCATTTTTTGAAAATCCTAAATCAGTTACTACCTGTGAAGTAGGCGTAAGAGAGGGTCTAGGGTCTCAAATAATAATTATGAGTATTTTACCTAGAGTAAGTGGTACCGATTACCAACATTATGCAATAGATCCTTATGGAGATCTAGAATACCAACATTTCGATAATGAACAAAAATGGAAAAGGGACGGAAAATGGACTGGAATTGCACCAAAATATTCTAATGAAATGAGAGATCAGATGGTAAAAGATTTTGCAACAAATCCACATTTTAAATTTTATAATATGACTGATGTTGAATATATGGATATTTTCAATTTAACAAAAACAATTTATGATTTAGTTTTTTTAGATGGTCCTCATACAACAAAAGATATTTTAAGAGAAGCTTTGTGGTTCGCAGAAAGATCAAGAAAAGGATCCCGAATAATAATAGATGATTTTCAATTATGTAATTTTGAAGTTATAAGGGCAGCTATATCATATTGGGATTTTAAAATTCATGAAAAGGGTAAACATAAGGTTTGTCTAGAAAGAATATAATGTTAGACCATTATACTGTAGAAGCTATAAGAAATACCATTAATAAGGAAATCCAAACAATCAAAGATCATATATGCTATGGGGTTGAAACAGAATCTCAATTAATGTATGCTCGAGGCAGACTCAGCGCTTTAGAAACGCTGCTTCAGGATATTAAAAACCTGCATAAGGAGGATAACGATGGTACAATTGATAAAACCTAAACTTA